ATTGTTTCTAAAAAATCTTTTTCATGTTCAGATGTCATAATCTTTATAGAATCATGTTCTATAGTCTCTATAGAATTTCGAAATTGTTTTATAGTAAAGTATTTTTCATCCATTTCTTTTTGAGTCAACATAAAGAGCGGAGACAATATACAAGGCTTGGATGAAAACAAAGAATGTCTTAGTGTCATTGAAGCTCTGCTAACTCTCATATAAGCTTCAGCAAAAGTTCTATTAAAGTACATTGATTGAAGCCATCTAATGAATCTTTTAGGTTCAACAGGTTTTAGTAACATATCTGTCATATTTGCTTCAAAATAATGTAGAGCTTCTATGTAACTTAAACCTATTCTCTTTCTTATTTCATTTATCTTTCTATTTCTTTTAGGATAACTAAAGATGGGCTTGAATAGATCACCACTATCTTCTTTAAAATGTGGTGTAGGTGAATCTAAATTGGTTTCAATTTTCATCCCTAACATATATAATTTCTTCATTATTTTTTTAATGTACTGGTTTCCAAAATTAAATAATCTATAATTGTCAGCATTTCCTTTTACTGTTATGGAAATTACTGGTAAACAATCAGGAAGGCCAAACAATTCTAATGGGGTAGAAAGAAGTGTTTGTGCATTTCCATAATTGTTTCTCATTCCTGGGGTAATAGAATAAGCATCTGCCAAGCTACAACAATGCATTCTTTGTGTAAAATAACAACTTTGTAGGGGTATTCCTATTCTTACACATTCTGTAGTTCTAGAGACTATTGTCATTGCATCAGATCTATAGTTTATACATGACAAATTAGTTCCCACTTCTTTAGTTTTTTTAATATTTGGGTAATAAAGTTGACCATTAAAAGAAAATAGGGAAATAAATTCTTGAATATGAAATTGTATGTTTGTCTTTTTTATACTATCATTTATACCATGCAATTTCTGAGACAATTTGTGATAAACTCTAAATTGTTCAAAAGTTTCTAAAGAATCTGCTCTAACAACTAAACAATAATCATCAGAATGTTCCAAATGTTGGCAAAAAACAAACTTACCTGGGTTATTTTTTTTAAACATGTGAATTGCAAACTCTGTAGAAATCACAGCCTTTAGAGAGGAAGAGTAATTAAACATTCCTTGTAAGAAATTTTGAGTAGAGTGCATTGTCATGTTATCATTTATATAATCAGTTTTATTGCTTTGAAATCTTAAGTTTTTTAAAATACTCATAGGAACTTGTATTTCTTTGTCAGCCCATGCAGAAAAAGTGCAATTGTTTAAATATGTTAATTCCTCACCAAAAACTTTTTTTAACCCTAGATTCATAGCTATAAAAGAAGCCATGGTTTCACAAGCAGACCATTTTGTACAATCACCATTGACATACATCAATATATCTTTACTTCTTTCTGATGATAAAATTGCCATATTTAATTGATCTTGTATATTTTCAAGCTTCTTATCTCCAGGTATGCTAATCATCTCAGATCTCACATATTTAGCTAATTCTCTATAAGAATTTTCTGTAACTCTTGCCATTGCTTTAGCTCCTAAATTAATAACATAAAATTCTCTTTTTGCACCATATTGAGCCTTAATACAAGTATCTGCTAAAACTCTTGAATTATTTTTTAAAATATTCCACATGGCCAAGTCCCATACATAGTTATAACCTTTACCAGAAGTCCTCATCCAGTCATATAATGCATCATGGACTTTTACTCTACCATGTGAGGTCATAACTATATTTTCTTGATTCATATCCACATCCAACATTGTAAATGTTTTCTTTACTATTTTTTCTCCTACTGTATAGATTGACTTTCCAGATTTAAAAAAACTTTCTAAGTTTTGTTTA